ACCTTTGAGGAAATCGACAGCATCGACTTTACGGAAAAGGAAATCGATGACGATGCCCTTTTCGATGAGGAGTACGAGGCAGCCTGCGAATTTGAATGGGAGTGCCAGACCGGACGGTAATCCAAAACCCACAACCCAAGACCAAAGCCCCGAAAGGGGCTGCGGCTCGTACAGCCGCTGTGTTGCCCCTGTCGGCGTAGTTTTGTTTCCTCCGAGTGGTTTTCCCTTTCCTACAAATGCCCCACACAGGGCGGCACAAGGGCTCTTGTTTCGTTGGTGTATGATACACAAGAAAGTGCCGAAATTCCATCGCTTTTTCTGTACGTTTAGCGGCTTGCTATCCCTCCGAAAGTATGGTAATATACAGTTACCGCAAGGGAAAAACAAAAAAACGGATGCCCTGAGCCGAGGCAGGATGCTGCCCGAGGCGAACGGGTATGCCGACACAGGATTTTAGGAGGCTGGAACACACAATGGCAAAAACATGGAAAGTAAAAGCATTGACGGTAACAGGAACAGCAACCGAAAGGGTGGAAAATGGGATTCACATTTACACCCCCGGCAAGCAGGAATGGCTGGTGATCAAAGAGTTTGACGACTTTGAAAAAGCCGAAAACTGGATGACGGATTACATCAGGAAAAACCATTTCTACTACGGCGATTTCAAAATCACACGATAAGCTTTCCTGCACGCTCCAAGCAGCCCCTGAATCAAGGAGGCTGCGGCTCGTACAGCCGCTGTGTTGCCCTGTCCGGCGTAGTTTTGTTTCCTCCGAGTGGTTTTCCCTTTCCTACAAATGCCCCACACAGGACAACGTGGGGCTTGCTTTTTTGGTTGGTATCATACACAATTTTCTGCTTTCATCTTTGTGCAGAATATGCTGGAAATTTCGTTGACTTCCCCTTTGGTTTATGGTAATATACATCATGCCAAGAGGCAAAAACAACGAAAACTGGAGGAAAAAACAATGTGGACAGAAGGAACGATTCAAGTAGGAACAAGCACTTTTCACTACTGGGTGAAACATTACGAGGAGCCTTCCATTTTTGGATATGAGGAAGGCAGAGCCTCGAAAATCTCCCTGCGGCGGAATGGCAAAACGGTGTTCAATTTCGACCGGGGCATGGATATTCCGCCGGAGGATGAGGAAACTGAAACTGCACTGGCAATCCTGCTGAAACAGTACAACTAAACCAAACAAAATTTCACACAAAAAAGCCGGAGCCGAAAGGCTCTGGCGGTCGTACCGGAAAAATTTCTATTGGTGTATCTTACACAAGAAAACGGCGAAATTTCTACGTTTTTTCTGTCTGTTTAGCCGCTTGCTATCCTTGCTTTTGTATGGTAATATGGTTACAATGGGAATAGAATCTCAATTATAAAACAGCCCCATGAGGGCATTAAAATAAATGATGCAGACTTGCTTTTGGGCAGGCCTTTTTTGTTACCTGGGAGGTGAATACAATGGCTCGATTCAAACCGACCCGTTTTATGGCGGAGGATTCCAAGTATAACAAAAAGGCGGCAGACTATGCCGTCTCTTTTATTGAATGCCTCAGCCACACCAAAGGCACATGGGCAGGAAAGAAATTCGAACTGCTGGACTGGCAGGAACAGATTATCCGTGACCTGTTCGGCATTCTGAAACCGAATGGCTATAGGCAATTCAACACGGCTTACATTGAGATTCCGAAGAAAAATGGCAAATCAGAGCTTGCTGCTGCCGTTGCTCTGCTATTAACTTGCGGTGACGGTGAAGAACGTGCCGAAGTCTACGGCTGTGCTGCCGACCGACAACAGGCTGCCATTGTATTTGATGTAGCAGCGGATATGGTACGAATGTGCCCTGCCCTTTCCAAGCGGGTGAAGATCCTGACCTCACAGAAGCGTATCGTGTACCTCCCGACCAACAGCTTTTATCAGGTGCTTTCGGCAGAAGCCTATTCCAAACATGGTTTCAACATTCACGGGGTTGTGTTTGATGAACTTCATACGCAGCCGAACCGAAAGCTGTTTGATGTTATGACCAAAGGCTCCGGCGATGCCAGAATGCAGCCTTTGTATTTTCTTATCACCACTGCCGGAACTGATACAAATTCAATCTGCTATGAAGTACATCAAAAAGCAAAGGACATTCTGGAAGGCAGAAAACATGATCCGACTTTCTATCCGGTCATTTACGGTGCAGATGAATCTGAGGACTGGACTGATCCGAAGGTTTGGGAAAAAGCAAACCCGTCACTCGATAAGACCATCGGAATGGATAAGGTGGTGGCGGCGTGTAATTCTGCAAAAGAGACTCCCGGCGAGGAAAATGCGTTTCGGCAGCTAAGACTCAATCAATGGGTAAAACAGGCAGTGCGTTGGATGCCGATGGAAAAGTGGGACAAATGCAAGGTTGCTTTTGATGAATCCGAACTCGAAGGAAGAATCTGCTACGGTGGACTTGACCTTTCCTCTACAACGGATATTACAGCTTTTGTTTTGGTATTTCCTCCAACAGATGAAGATGAGCATTATTATGTTTTGCCCTACTTCTGGCTGCCGGAGGAAACTTTGCCCCTTAGAGTAAGACGTGACCACGTTCCATATGATGTATGGGAACGGCAAGGCTATCTGAAAACCACTGAGGGCAATGTGGTTCACTACGGTTTTATCGAAAACTTCATCGATGAACTGGGGCAGAAGTTTCACATCAAAGAAATTGCATTTGACCGTTGGGGTGCAGTGCAGATGTCACAGAATCTGGAGGGACTTGGTTTTACGATGGTGCAGTTCGGGCAGGGTTACAAAGATATGTCACCACCGACCAAAGAACTGATGAAACTGACTCTGGAACAGACACTTTCCCACAATGGACACCCTGTTCTTCGGTGGATGATGGATAACATTTTCATCAGGCGTGACCCTGCCGGAAACATCAAGCCGGACAAAGAAAAATCCACAGAGAAAATTGACGGTGCGGTTGCCATGATCATGGCTCTTGACCGTGCGATTCGCTGTGGATGTGTGTCCGATGAGTCGGTTTATGATTCAAGGGAGATGTTGATTTTGTAAATCATTAGTTTATATGCAAGAAGGATTGATGCATTTTCTCTTATTGCATTTGCAATTCTTATTTGGAAATTCGTTGATAGGATTATCAGATAAATACCATTTGTTACGAAAATCTGTACAAGCATCATACAGTTCAAAAACCAAGGGAACTCCTCTTTTGGCAAGTTCTTTGAATTCTTCATCATATTGCTTGTAGTGTTTAAGGCTAATCAATCCATGCACAAGTTCATTTCTATCGCAACACCACTGTTTAATCTGAATTAACAAATTACTATTAAATGAATCGAATGATCCATATTTAGCTTTAATCAGTTTTTCTAGACAAGTAATTCTAGTTGAAATAGCAGCAGACTTATCATCAGTGCGATCAGGTAATGGACATTTATCTATGTATTTTGATATTAATCTACTTATTCTTTGCTCAAAAATGGCGTAGCAGTACCATACTGATTCTACATAATAATTATTATCGTAAGAATTCGACATTCGCTCAATAAACTCTTCATGCATTTTTGACATTTCAAGCCGTACTTTGTATTCTTCCTTAGCATTCATATTTTTTACGCCCACTTTCTTACAGATATTTTAAATGTTTTTATTTCTACTGGTTATATTTCATTATACCACACCCATATACACAAAGTCAAGAAAGGAGTTGATTTTCATGGGTATTTTCACAGGACTTTTCAAGTCCAGAGATAAGCCACAGAACAGCTATGATTCGCCGTCCTACACATATTTCTTTGGAAGAGCCAACAGCGGTAAACGTGTCACCGACAGAACAGCCTTGCAGCATATTGCGGTTTATGCCTGCGTGCGGGTTCTGTCAGAAGCCATTGCCCAGCTGCCAGTACACGTTTACCTATATACCGAAAATGGAAAAGAGCGAGTGCCACAGCACCCGCTTAACTTTTTGCTCCACGACCAGCCAAATCCTGAAATGACTTCTTTTGTTTTCCGAGAAACCTTAATGTCCCACCTCCTGATTTACGGCAATGCCTATGCACAGATTATCCGAAATGGCAGAGGTGATGTATTGGGACTGTATCCTCTGATGCCTGACAAAATGAAGGTTGACCGTGATGAAAAAAACCGCCTGATATACATTTACAGCCGTTACGATGAGGCAAATCCCAATCTGAAAGAACAGGGGGACATCATTCTTTACGCCGATGAAGTTTTGCATATTCCAGGTTTAGGTTTCGATGGTCTGGTTGGATATTCGCCGATTGCACTTGCGAAAAATGCAATCGGCATTTCTATTGCCTGCGAGGAATATGGAGCATCATTCTTCGGAAATGGTGCAAGTCCGTCAGGTGTTTTGGAACACCCCGGGGTAATCAAAAATCCGGAACGTGTGCGTGATGCGTGGCAGAGAGCCTATGGCGGAAGAAACGCCCACAAGGTCGCAGTCCTCGAAGAGGGCATGAAGTTCACACCCATTGCAATTCCGAATAATGAAGCACAGTTTCTCGAAACCCGAAAGTTTCAGATTGAGGAAATCGCAAGAATGTATCGTGTACCGCTTCATATGCTCGGTGACCTTGACCATGCAACATTCAGTAATGTAGAACATTTATCATTGGACTTTGTCAAATACAGCCTTGATCCTTGGATCGTTCGCTGGGAGCAGTCTTTGCAGAAAGCACTTCTTTCCGATTTTGAAAAAGGACAGTATTTCGTGAAGTTCAATGTAGATGGACTACTGCGTGGCGACTATGCTTCCAGAATGCAAGGCTATGCTACCGCAAGACAAAACGGCTGGATGTCAGCTAACGACATCCGGGAACTTGAAGATATGAATATGATTCCTGCTGAAGAAGGCGGAAATCTCTATCTTGTAAATGGTTCATTTACAAAGCTTGCTGATGCAGGTGCATTTGCAAATCAAAATCAAGAAAAGGAGGAAGAAACCGAATGAAGAAATTCTGGAACTTTGTAAAAAATGAAGATACATCAGAAACGGAACTTCTGTTTAACGGACCTATTTCGGAAGATACCTGGTGGGGCGATGAAGTGACACCTGCCCTTTTCCGTGACGAACTTTCAAAAGTAAGCGGAAATCTGACAGTCTGGCTGAACTCACCAGGGGGCGATGTGTTTGCTGCAAGTCAGATTTATTCTATGCTGAAAAGTCACAAAGGCAAAGTTACTGTTAAGATTGACGGCATTGCCGCTTCTGCTGCGTCTGTTGTGGCAATGGCAGGCGATGAAACTTTGATTGCACCGACTGCCCTAATGATGATCCACGACCCCAGCACTTGTGCTATGGGAAACAAGGCAGATATGGAAAAGGCTATTATCTTGCTGGATGAAGTCAAAGAGAGTATCATCAATGCCTATGAAACCAAGTCCCATCTCAGCCGAAACAAGATTGCAAAGCTGATGTCCGATGAAACATGGCTCAATGCGAAAAAGGCTCATGAAATGGGATTTGTGGACGGGATTCTCTTTGCAGAGAAGAAAATGCCTGTTGTTCCTAAAGAGGAAGAACAGGATGAAGAAGAAAAAGAAGATACACTTACTGCAATGACCTATTCCAAATCGAAGAATCTATCTGCATTCTTATCCAAAGTATCTGCATCAGCAGAATCCGTTACAGGCACACCCATTGACCAGCTTGAAAAAAGACTGGCACTTTTGAAATATTGATTGGAGGAATTGATTATGACGATTAAAGAACTCAGAGAAAAGAGAAAGAAGACCTGGGATACAGCACGTGATTTTCTTGACAGCAAGCGAAACGCAAATGGCGTGCTCAGTGAGGAAGATTCCAAGACCTACGATGCGATGGAACAAACGATTGTTGATCTCGGCAAGGAAATTCAGCGTCTGGAAAGACAGGCTGAAATCGAAGCTGAAATGAATAAGGCAACTTCCACTCCTGTTCTCGGTAAGCCTGCCACACCAAATGTAACGGAAAAGACAGGTACAGCAAGCGATGCCTACAAGAAAGCATTCTGGAACAGCATCAGAAACCGCAACTGGGTCGATGTCCATGACGATTTGCACATTGGCACAGATGCAGAGGGCGGCTATCTTGTTCCAGATGAGTTTGAACGAAAACTGGTGGAGGCGTTGGAGGAAGAGAGCATTTTCCGTCAAATGGCAACGGTTATCAAAACTTCCAACGGCGACCGCAAGATTCCGATTGTGACTTCCAAGGGCGAGGCTGTCTGGATGGACGAAGAACAGCAGTATTCTCTTTCTGATGATACGTTCGGACAGGCATCGCTTTCCGCATATAAGCTTGGTACAGCAATTAAAATTTCTGAAGAACTTCTCAATGACAGCGTATTTGATTTGCCGTCCTACATTGCAAAGGAGTTTGCAAGAAGAATCGGTGCGAAGGAAGAAGAGGCGTTCTTCGTTGGTGATGGCAAGGGCAAACCGACCGGCATTTTTAATGCTGCAGGCGGTGCGGAAGACGGCACTTCTACCTCTACTGCCAATATCACATTTGATGATGTGATGGAACTTTTCTACTCCCTCAGAAGTCCGTACCGCAAGAAAGCTGTATGGGTACTCAATGATTCCACGGTGAAGGCACTTCGCAAGTTGAAAGATAACACAGGCAATTACATCTGGAATCCGTCTGTGCAGGCTGGTGTTCCGGATACCATTCTCAATCGTCCTTACAAGACATCCAGTTACGTGCCGGAAATCAAGGCTGGCAACAAGTGTATGGCATTCGGTGACTTTAGCTATTACTGGGTAGCTGATAGACAGGGACGCTCTTTCAAGAGACTGAATGAACTCTTTGCTATGACTGGTCAGGTTGGTTTCCTTGCAAGTCAGCGTTTGGACGGCAAGCTGATTCTTCCGGAAGCAATCAAGACGCTCACTATCAAGAAAGCGTGATGCTATGATTACGCTGAAAGAGGCGAAAAACTATCTGAGAGTGGATTATGAGGAGGACGATAGTCTGATTCAGAATCTGCTTTCTACAGCAAAAAATCTGGTAATGGACGTTGGTAGGTTAGATGATGAAAATTTTACAAAAAATGAGGATATCGTGCGGACAGCGATGCTTTTCGCACTTGGGTATCTTTATGAAAACAGAAGTAATCCTGATTACAAAAAGCTGACCTTAAATCTTCGTTCAATTCTGTTTGCACAGCGAGAGGGTGTGATGTAATGGAAATCGGAACTTTGAATCAAAGAATCACTATTCTGGAGCATAGAACTGTCATTGATGAAATTGGAAATCATATCACCAAATGGGAAGAAACATTCTCTCTGTGGGCAAAGGTGACTGTAAAAACTGCAAGTGAAACAACTGATGCAGGAGTTACCAAAGAGGTACAGAAGCTTGAATTTCTTGTCCGTCAAAGTCCTGCCTCGCTGAATATCAACAGCACCAATTTCCGTATTCTTTTCAGGAATAACATTTACAATGTCACCGGAATTACTCCTTTATACGACCACAACAACTACATGAAAATCGAGGGTGAGATAAGAAAGGCAGGTGCTTCCGATGACTTCAATTGATGCAATGGCTGATGAGATTATGAAAGGTCTGACGGAATATGCAGACCTTGCAGATACGTCAATGAAAAAGGCGGTCAGAAAAACTGCAAAGTCTGTAAAAGATGAAATATCCGCCAACGCTCCAAAGAGAACAGGTGCGTATTCAAAAAGCTGGACTGCCAAAAAGACAAAGGAAAACAGCCATTCTCTTGAGATGACTGTCCACAGTAAGAATCGTTATCAACTGGCACATTTATTGGAGAAAGGTCATGCTAAACGTGGCGGTGGACGTGTATCCGGCAAACCACACATTGCTCCTGCGGAAGAAAAAGGTGTACAGCTTTTTGAGAAACTTATCGAGGAGGCCTTGTCATGACTTATGAACAAATCGCAGAGATGATGGAGGAAATGGGACTGCCTTTCGCCTATCATCATTTTGCTGAAGGTGAAAGTCCTGCACCGCCTTTTCTCATTTTTCTTTCACCTGGAGAAAATACATTTTCAGCGGATAATTCCATGTATTTCAGCTTTAAAATGCTGGATATTGAACTCTATACAGATGTGAAGAATCCTGAACTGGAAAAGCAAGTTGAACAGGTTCTGAAACGTCATAAAATCTATTACACAAAATTGGAAGTATGGATAGAGTCCGAAAAACTCTATGAAGTACTGTATGAAACGGAGGTATAACCAATGGCGAACAAGAAAAACAAGGTTAAATTCGGTTTGCAGAATGTCTACTGGGCAAAAATCAATGAGTGGGGTGAAGATCCTGACGGCAACAAGACTGTTCCTGCATATGGTCCGTCAAAACATCTCCCCGGTGCTGTATCGCTTTCTATTGACGCAAACGGCGAGGCCGAGAATTTTTATGCGGACAACGGTGTTTATTACGTCATCAACAACAATGCAGGATATACAGGCGATCTCGAAATTGCCCTTATCACAACCGAATTTGCAACTGAAATCTTAGGAGAAATCCTTGATAATAATGGTGTTCTGGTTGAAAAGAATGATACGGAACTTGCACAGTTTGCACTGATGTTTGAGTTCTTGGGAGACAAGCACCACATCCGACACGTGATGTATTGTTGCAGTGCGTCACGTCCTGCGACAGAATCAGCAACCACCGAAGAAAGCACAGAAGTTAAGACCGAAAAGCTGTCGCTGAAAGCTACTCCTTTGCCGACAGGTCTTGTGAAATCCAAGACAACGGAAAGCACCACTGATGCAGTATATAACAACTGGTTCAAAATGCCGTATAACCCTGATACGACAGTTAAGTCTTCTGCAAAGTCATCTTAAGGAGGTATTGCTATGGCTATTCAGAAAAATATTACGATTGACGGGATTGAAGTGCCGTTCAAGGCAAGTGCTGCTGTGCCACGTTTGTATCGTCTGAAATTCAGACGTGATATTTATAAGGACTTTGCATCACTAAAAACTGAAGTCACTGAGGGTGATGAAAATAAAAGCGAAATCGGCATTGAAAGCCTTGAAGTTTTTGAAAATATCGCCTACATCATGGCAAAACACGCTGATTCCAATGTTCCTGACAACCCTGATGATTTCCTGGAACAGTTCAACACGTTCAGCATTTATGAGATTCTTCCGCAGCTTATCGAACTTTGGGGACTAAACACCGCAACGCAAGTAGAGTCTAAAAAAAACATCGCCAGACTGACCGCCCGATGACAACCCCTCTTTTTCTCCTGAGATGCAAACAGCTCGGTCTTTCTATGACCGAGCTGGATTTGCTTACTATTGGATTAATAAACGACATGTTCACGGAACGTGAAAATGACGAGTATTCAGGGTGGAATGAACTTGCTTCTCAAAGCGATATGGATATGTTTTGATTACAAGTCATTTTCCTGTATTCTTTTTTGAGCAATGCCATACACTTCTTCATCGGCTCTGGCACCAATTACAATAATTAACATCTTATCATTTTGCTTGACAACTTTGTATACGACTCTAAGACCTGCACTTTTCAGTTTGACTTTCAGAAAGCCTGTTAGGTCATTGCCGTTTTTGTTTCCAAGCGGTTTTCCATATCCGCCCTCAAAAATCGGGAGTGGATTTTGTTTTACTTTCTTAATTGCTTTTAAGACCAGTATTCGTTGACTTCCGTCAAGCAATTTCAAATCATTTTCGGCTTCCGGCAGATATTCTACTTCCCAATTCATTCAAATTCTACCTCATCAAAGTCGGTTAAATCATCGTCTGTGATTCCGAGTTCTTTCATAACTTGTTCTTCCGGAATTGTTTCTTCCGGATTGAATTTTTCCATTCGTTTTACAGCCAGAGTGAGTAAGCGGGCATCATTCACTTCATCCATCAGGCTGACATATTCATCCGGAGAAAGAAGTACACATTCCGGTGCATTGTTCTTCATAACAACTTTTGCACCGCTGTTTTTGACATCCTGAAAAATTTTTCCTGCAAGTCCACGATTGAACTGCGAAATAGAAATGGTATTTTGAATTGCTGCAATAATGTTCATACGCTACACCTCCACTTATAGTATACGTCATTTTTGCAGAAATGTCAATAGATTTACTGATAAAAAAACTGATTATTTTATTTGAATCGAGGTGAACCACAGTGGCAAACAGAATCAAGGGCATCACCGTTGAGATCGGCGGTGATACGACCAAGCTGTCCAAAGCATTAGAGGGTGTAAACAAGAATATTAAAAACACCCAATCACAGCTAAAAGACGTAGAGAAACTCCTGAAACTTGACCCCAAGAACACAGAACTGCTCTCACAGAAACAAAAACTTCTCGCTGACAGCATTTCTGCTACAAAGGATAAACTTGCAACGCTGAAAGCAGCGGCTGAACAAGCAAATACTGCTCTTGCAAATGGCGACATCTCACAACAGCAGTATGATGCCTTACAGCGTGAAATTGTCGAAACAGAAAATGAACTGAAAAGACTTGAAGCAGAAGCCAAAAATGCAAATTCTGAACTTGCTAAAATCGGTGAGGCAGGACAAGTCCTCCGAAATGCAGGCGATAAAATTTCAGGTGCAGGTGAAAAACTTCTTCCTGTTACCGCAGGTGTGACGGCTCTTGGAACTGCTGCTGTGAAAACCGCCTCTGACTTTGATTCTGCAATGTCAAAGGTTGCTGCTGTATCAGGTGCAACGGGTGATGATTTGCAGGCTTTGCGTGACAAAGCAAGAGAAATGGGTGCAAAAACAAAGTTTTCAGCGTCAGAAGCTGCCGAAGCTATGAACTATATGGCAATGGCAGGCTGGAAAACAAATGATATGCTGTCAGGTATTGACGGCATCATGAATCTTGCAGCAGCCAGTGGTGAAGACTTAGCGACAACATCAGATATTGTAACAGATGCACTTACAGCATTTGGTCTGACAGCACAGGATAGCGGTCATTTTGCTGATGTGCTTGCTGCTGCAAGTTCTAACGCAAATACAAATGTATCTATGCTTGGCGAGTCGTTCAAATACTGTGCTCCGATTGCGGGTGCTTTAGGTTTTTCTTGCGAAGATACAGCCGAAGCACTTGGCTTAATGGCAAACGCCGGTATCAAGTCTACACAGTCCGGCACTTCCATGCGTTCCATTATGACTGCACTTTCAGGTGAAGTCAAATTCTGCTCTGAATCCTTTGGAGAAATGGAAATCGCAACCACCAATTCAGACGGTTCTATGCGTAGCCTTTCTGATATTTTAGCGGATTGCAGAGTAGCATTTGACCAGATGTCCGAATCCGAAAAAGCAAGTACCGCACAATCCCTTGTTGGCAAAAATGCAATGTCAGGTTTTCTTGCTTTGATGAATGCTGCTCCTGCGGATATTGAAAAGCTGTCAGGAGCAATTGCAAACTGTGACGGCACATCTTTACAAATGGCAGAAACCATGCAGGATAATCTTGCAGGACAGCTTACCATTTTGAAGTCACAGCTTGAAGAACTGGCTATCTCTTTTGGCGAAATTCTGATGCCTGTTATCCGTGACATCATCACCAAAATACAAGGATTTGTGGACAAACTGAATGCCCTTGACCCTGCAACAAAACAGACCATTATCAAAATTGGTCTTATGGCAGCGGCTTTAGGTCCGCTTTTTATTGTGATAGGTAAAACTATTTCTTCTATTGGAAGCATGATGACATTCATTTCAAAAATTCCGACAATGATTGCAGGTGCTAAGACTGCATTTTCAACGCTTGGTGCTGCTATCGGCGGTATTTCTGCTCCTGTGGTGGCTGTCGTTGCAGTTATTGCAACGCTGGTTGCCGCTTTTGTGCATTTGTGGAACACCAATGAGAACTTCAAAAACAGCATTCTTTCTATTTGGGAACAGATAAAATCCACATTTGAACGTCTGACATCAGGAATTGTTGACCGAATCAATGCTCTTGGATTTGATTTTCAGAATTTTGGTGAACTGCTGAAAGCGATGTGGGATGGATTATGCAGTGTGCTTGCACCTGTATTTGAGGGCGTATTTCAGCATATCTCGGATATTTTCACCTTTGTGACGGATACCATTCTAAGCGTGCTTGATGTATTTATCGGCTTATTTTCGGGAAACTGGGAACAGTGCTGGAACGGTATCAAGGGCATTTTTACAGGTATCTGGGATTTTGTAGTCAACCAGTTCAGCAATATTCTGAACACGCTGAGAAGTGTGGCAGATGTATTTCTCGGTTGGTTCGGAACATCATGGAATGAAGTGTGGACATCAATTAAGGACGTCTTTGTTGGAATCTGGGATAGCATTTGTTCCGCTTTTCAGGCTGTTGCTGACTTTTTCACAAATATCTGGAATGCAATCTCCACGTTTTTTACAACGATAGCAACTGCGATCTATACCACAGCGGTTACGATTTTTACTTCTGTATATGACTTCTTCGCAGGAATTCTGACCAGTATTCACGACTTTTTTGCCAACATTTTCAATGCAATATGGACGGTTATTTCAACTGTCTGCACCACTATTTACGACACGATTTCAAGCATCTGGAATGCGATTTACAGCTTTATTTCGCCTCTTTTAGAGGCATTTAAATATCTGTTTGAAACCATTTTTCAGGCAATCCACATCATTATCAGCAATGTAATGGATTGGATCTCGGAAAAGATACAGACCGTATGGAATGCGATTGTTGCATTTCTCACCCCTCTGCTTGAGGGCATTAAAATGTTCTTTGAAACAATATGGAATGCCATTTATACCGCAATTTCAACGACATTAAGCACTATTTCAAGTGTTGTTACATCCGTCTGGAACGCAATTTCAAGCTTTATTTCAAGCGTGATGAACACAATAAGTTCTGTCATTTCAAATGTATGGAATGCAATCAGCGGTGCTGTTTCAAGCGTGGTAAATGCTATTCGAAGCACAGTATCTTCCGTCTGGAACAGCATTTCTTCCACAATTTCATCGGTGATGAATACGATTCATTCGACCGTGACAAGTATCTGGAACAATGTAAAATCGTCTGTTTCAAATGTTATCAGTGGCATTTACACCACGATCAAGGGCGGTTTTGACAATGCTGTAAACTACGTCAAAGGTCTTGCATCAGATGCCTGGAACTGGGGACGGGATATTGTTTCAAATATCATTGACGGCTTGAGAAGTATGATCGGCAGTCTTGCTGACAGTGTATCAAACATCGCCGATACGATTCGCAGTTATCTGCACTTTTCTGTCCCTGATGTAGGTCCGCTGACAGACTTTGAAAGCTGGATGCCTGACTTCATGAACGGTTTGGCGGACGGCATCAACAAAAGCAAAAAGGTTATAGCAAAGGCGGTTTCAGGTGTTGCGGATACAATGAGAGTAACGCTCAATTCTGATCTCAACTACAATCTTGACGGAATGACAGGTGCGATAATGAACGGCAGTTCTGAAAGTTCTGTAGTCAACAATTATTACAATAATGATAACAGCCGCACAGTGAATCAGACCAATAATAGTCCGAAATCACTGTCACGGCTGGAGATTTACAGGCAGACGAGGAATGCAGTGGAGATGTAGAAAAGGAGCGATTTTTAGTCGCTCCTTTATCTCTATAAATTGGAATTTATGCATTAATCTCTTTTTTTACGGATACTCTATTTAATCTCATTATTATGCCACCCAAAACAATAACAAAGGCAGAATAACAAAATATGAATAGCGAGTCTGAAAAATGAAGTAATTCTAATTCATTCGCATATATTGCGCCATTCATTACTAAATGTAAAAGGATACTTATTCCGAGAATATAAATTCTATTATTCTTAAAAGCAATAAAATCTAAATTAGTTAATACAAGCAAAGCACCTAATCCTATCAATCTAAAAATGATAGCAACCATGCCACTTCCTAAACTTGTCATTACAAACACTACACTACCTATATCGAAAATCGTATGCAAGACTCCTCTTCCTAAGCCAAACCCCAAAGGTAAGATTTCCTTTTTATCTTTCTTATATATTTTTTTCATAATAATATAATAGCCACACTCTTCTGATACGCCTTGCACAGCACCCACAAGAATGCACAACAATACCAAATGACTATCAAAGAATGATTTTAACGAAGTATATACAAATTGTGCCTGTATTGGTTGAGGCAACAGTAATCCGAATACAATTAAACTAATCATTCCTGCAACAAAATATTTTATTTTCATTTTATCCCTCTTAATTTATTAAACTGGAATTTATCTTTCTAATAGATATGCAATTAATCTCTTCATTGCAAAAGAGATGCAAAGACAGTAATTAAAGCATCATAAACTCCATGTGCAATAATTAAGGATAAAGTAGAACAATTTTTAATCTTTAATCTACAAAAGCAGAAAAATGCTCCTATGAATGATGTCATTATTATTTGGATAAAATTACCGCCGAACAAATGAAACACACCAAAAAGAGCAGATGACACAACAATTGCTATTACATCCTTTTGACTAATGGTATAAATTTTTTTATAAACAAATCCTCTAAATACAAATTCTTCGACAAAACCAACTGCTAATATACAATAGATGAACTCATAAATAAATTGCCATAAGTATTCATATCTTTTGCCATTATCGACATATTCTCCAAATCCAAACAGATGTGGTATTAGTGTTAGTATAACTGACATTGCAATACCTATTAAAACACCCACAATAATTTGTAGGTGTATTTTTTCTTTGTCAAAACCATATTCCACTAACTTATCTTTATTAACAAACATTACAATTATAGGAATTAAAGCAATCAGCCAGTAGACAATTGGCATACCTACCATTCTTAAAACCAAAGGCAGCGACATAAGCAAAAACCGATTAAATGCTATAACACCATACAGCCCCAGCATAGCGCCAAAAAATCCTACTATCAAGAAAATCCATTCTTTTTTCTTACTCATAATTTTTACCCTGCCAAATTCCGATTTGTAAGGCAGATGCCCCACATTTAATTTATTAATAGTATACCATACCCATATACCCAAAGTCAATGAAAAGCAGGTGAAACTTTGTTCTACACTTTAATTCTTGAAAACGAAACAGGTCAAAAAATCGACCTGTCCAAAACAGCAAGCCGATACATTTTCTCCAAAATCAAAGGACTTGATCCTCCGACAGGAACAGTCAGCACTTCAAATTATGCAGGAATGAACGGCTCATATCTGAATAATGCCTTCATTGAAAAGCGAAACGTGGTCATTTCCTTTGAAATGCGTGGGGTTGGTGTGGAACTCCGCAGGCACGAACTGTATCGTGTGGTCAAGCCGTCACGATATATCAAAATCTATTACTCCACAAAAAATATTTCTGTGTATGCAGAGGGTATTGTGGAAACCTGCGAGGTAGAGAATTTTGAAAAGCTGACCAATGGGCAAATTTCTATTCTCTGCCCCGACATTTATTGGTACTCCACTGAAACGCAAATTGCGGAATATTCCCGTGTCAGAGGTGCATTTCATTTTATCTGCCCTGATAATGATGAGCCTTTTCCGATTGGTATGTACAACACGCAGGATATGATGACCATCAATAATAGCGGTGATGAGGTTGGATTCACTCTTGAAATCAGCGGCGGACCTGCAAAAAATCCAACCATCTACAACGCTCTGACAGGCGAATATATGCAGATTTCAGGTGATATTCAAAAGGGCGATATCATCACGATCACCACGAAAACAGGCAACAAAACCGTTACCCTGGAGCGTGAGGGCGTTGTGACAAATATCATCAACCGCCTTGTTTCAGGGTCAACCTGGCTGAATCTGAAAACGGGTGAAAATAAATTTTATGTGACAGCGTCGGAAGGACTGAACCGCATCAAAGTCCGTTTGATTCATCGCAATGCTTATCTGGGGGTGTGATTTATGCAGATAGAAATTTACAATATGACTGTCTTAAATGATAAGCTGAATATTTCCCTTGAGGCTGTCTGCGACAGCTTTTCTTCGCTTTTGTGGAATATTGAATATTACAAATGCGGTGCTTTTGAAGTGTACATTGCTGCATCTCTCCGAAATATTGAGATTTTTCAGACAGGCAGAATTGTCGGTCGTGATGACGATAAGGAGCATTTCGGGCTGATTGAATCCGTGGAACTGGAAACCGATTCAGAAGACGGCGACTATCTCATTATCAAGGGACGGTTTCTGATGTGTCTGCTTGAAAGAAGAATTATCTATCCAACGCTGAATTTTACAACGATGATAACATACGGAATGATAATTCAGAAAGCCGTGGAGAATAACGCACTCGTTAGCGGAAACAGGCTGATTCCGAGCTTGAAACTTGGAGAAATGCAAGGTGCTTGCTGGTCGCAGACCACAAAGTTACAGGTCAGCTATGAGAACCTGATGGAATGGATATACACCATTTGCGAGAAAATCGGCGGAACAGCAAACATTCGTCTAAGTAAGATTGCAGAGGAACAGTACGAAATGATTTTTGACCTGTTGCAAGGTGCTGACAGAAGTATGATGCAGGAGGAAAATCCGCATATTGTGTTCTCTGACAGCTACAACAATCTGCTGTCTTTCACCTACTTTACAGACACTTCTGTCAAGAGGAATTTTGCCTATGTTCTTGGAAAAGGTGAGGGCGAACAGCGTAAGCGGACAACTTATTTTGAGGATTCTGAACCTGCCTTGCTTGACAGATATGAGGTGTATGTTGATGCAAAAGACATCTCAGACGAAGAGCAGAAAAACGGCGAAACAAAGCCGATTCCTGATGCTGAATACATCGAACTTCTGAAAGAAAAAGGCAATCAGAATATTATTCCCACAAAAACAAAATCCGAGTCTCAGATTGCAGTGCAGTCCACACAGTTTCAAGACGGTGTGGACTATTTTGTTGGCGATTTCGTCACTGTAGAGCATCAGAGATTCGGCATCAGACAAAATAAAATACAGCTTGTCGGAATGATTGAGAGTTTCGATCGCAACGGCAGAAATTTAACACCAACATTTAAGGAGGCTTAACATGGCATTTTCATTCGGATTTTTCAATTCTAAAAATCTTGACAGAACCTATACTGCGGAGAACTTTAACGACTATCTCGGCAGTATTATCTGTGATGGAATTCAGGACAATTTCGGACAGTGTTTCAAACTGTCTGTAAACAAGTTAAAGCTGACAATTGGCAGCGGAAAGGCTTGGATTCAGGGACATTATTTCATTTCGGATACGGCATACACCTATGATTTATCCCGCTATGTGGACAAATCTCTGCCAAGATATATGACGATCGGTATCTGTTGCAACACTTCTGAAAACGTCCGCAATGTCAGCTTTGAAATTCTCGCTGGAACTCCTGCCACCAATCCTGCAATACCAAGATTTCAGAACACAGATTACAAGAAATATCTGACACTGTGTATCATCAGACTTGATGCAGGAACGTCAGAACTCAGCATTACAGATTACAGAGAAAACAATAATTTCTGCGGATATGTCCGCTGTATTCTCGGCAAATGCAAGGTCACGGATATGCTCTCTCAGCTTTCTGAAATTCAGACGCAGATAAAAGATTACAACATCACAGTTAGTCAGCTGACAACAAAGATAAATGAGTTAACGCTGAAAATTGATGAGATGACGGGCGATGTGGTTTCTATCGGCAAGTGCGGTCAAAGTGTGGATTTTGTGCTTTATTCAGACGGCAGACTGCTTCTCAAAGGCACCGGGGCAACATTCGATTATTCTACTGACAGCAATCCGTCACCGTTGCAAAACAATGCAAATATCAAGTCGGTTATTGTTTCAGAGGGTGTGACCAGCATTGGAGAACGGCTTTTTCAGTATTGCGACAATCTGAAAACAGTATCACTTCCGACAACTCTCACAACAATCAAAAAAGCTGCATTTCTGCCGCATATTGACGGTTACGTTTATCATCAAAGTCTTAATGGTTTAACAGAACTGAAGATTCCGGAACGTGTCACGGAACTTGGCGTGAATGCATTTGCAGGAACGGCAATCAAGTCCGTAACCGTTCCGTCCTTTGTGGTAACCGTAGGTGCAATGGCATTCAGCGAGTGTCAATATCTTGAAACGGTACGATACGGCGGCAAAGTCATCAGCGACAGAATGTTTGTACGATGCACAAAACTGAAAAATCTTACTCTTACCAAAAGTGTCAAGGAAATTGTGGGCGGCTGCTTTAATTACTGTGAATCTTTGAGCATGATCACTTATGAAGGTTCTATTGCTGACTGGAACGCTGTGAAGAAAAATACAAACTGGGACAGCCATGCAGTTGATATCGAATCCCCGCTTGCAAAAATCCAGTGCCTTGACGGATATATGGAATATGTTGCAAATACAAAAACTTGGAAGGAAGTGAAGTCATGATAAAATTTCTTGTAAAAGGACAGAACATCGAAATGCTGGAGCATGAAATCATTGCCGCAGACCAGATTGCTTTTGTAAAGATACATTTTGCGTTCGATAATAACTGGAAACCACTGCATAAAGTGGTGCAGTTCACACAGGACGAAATAACCTATAACAGGGTTCTCGGAACAGAAAATACAAGTTGCTTTTTGCCTGCCGAACTAACCGCAGGGACTGTGAAAATGTCACTGTTTGGCTATGATGCAGAAGCAACTGAAACAGTCAGGGCAACAACGGTTGTAAAAACCTTGCACATCAGACCATCGGGATTTGAGAGCGAAAACAGTAATGTTCCGCCTACTCCTGATTTATATCAGCAGCTTTTACAGAAGATACAGTCCGCATCTAAAGGAACTGACGGCAAATCAGCATTTGAAATTGCCGTAGAACACGGCTTTGTAGGCACAGAGGCTGAATGGCTTGAAAGCCTGAAAGGTGTTGATGGCAAGGATGGAGTAAATGGCAAAGACGGATGTGACGGTAGAAATGGCGTTGATGGTTTACTGGGTAAAGATGGAAAGGATGGTGCAGACGGAGTCCCCGGTCATAATGGTGCCGATGGGAAGAATGGGGTTGACGGAATCAATGGTTCTGATGGAAAATCCGCCTATATTATTGCCGTAGAACATGGTTTCACAGGTACTGAAGATGACTGGTTACAAAGTCTGAAAGGTGCTGACGGCAAGGACGGCATAACACCTGATATGTCGGCATATGCAACAAAAACAGATATTGCAGAGCTGCAAAAACAAATTGAAAGCATTTCCGGTATCAGTTATATTTCTGTATTTGAAAGCGGTTCTGATACTTTGCAAAAATACGGTGACAGCGTTTACACCTATTACAACGATGGTTATCGTTCTCTTGCGGGGTTTGCGGAGAGTTATCCGCATTTCTGTTCTGCTGAAAATGACTATGCCCTGTATTTCAATCAGAATGATTTCAGCTGGGCAGGAACGGTGTTTGTGATGTTCCTGACACCAATTGCTGTTACCTCAGATATGCATCTTCTTTTAAGCTATCTGGTGGGAGCATCAGAAAATGCAACCTTTTATCTTGTGAAAAAGACAGCCAAAACAGGGGCGGAACTGGCTCAGCATATTTATGATGAAATCAAGGCGGAAAATGTCTTGCAATTATCCTTCCAATGGCTTTATTCCGATGATTTTGTTTCCGTGATGCAGTCGCTGGAAAGTATTCCGAAGGGAGAATACTACCTTGCATTCAGCGGTACATCGGACAATTCACATCCGATGGTCAAGTCTATCAAATTTATGAAAGGGTGATTTTATGAAAGATACCATTTGCCTGATCGCAGGCGTAATCGGCGGATTTATCGCAACGCTGCTTGGTGGCTGGGATTCTGCCCTTGCAACGCTGGTTGTTTTTATGGGCATTGACTTCGTGACAGGAATCGTAACTGCGGCAATGGGAAAATCCAAGCACAGCGAAAGCGGCACACTCAACAGTACAGCCGGCTGGGTCGGACTTGCAAAGAAGTTTTGTATTTTACTTATGGTGGTTGTCGGCGTGAGAATCGATATTCTCATCGGCACAAATTACATCCGTGATGCCGTTTGCATCAGTTTTTGTCTGAATGAACTGCTTTCCATTATTGAGAATACGACTTTAATGGGGATTCCTTTCCCGCCGGCATTCAAAAAAGCAATTGATGTTCTGCAAACGAAAGTAGGCAGAACCGAAGATGAAAAGGAGGACGAATAAATGGCTATTTTAAGACCTGATACAACAACCACTCTGAATGGAGTGAAAATCAACGAGTATTTACTCACCAAGCATAACCCCAATCATATTGATATGCCCTCTGTTTCAATGGAGGGCAAAGTTATCGGTATTACTGTTCACAACACCGACTGGATTTCTGTAGCAAGTGGAACGACACCTGCGGAGCAGTATACCCGTGCAACCATCAATGGCAATATGAACGATGTCAGAGTGCATTATTATGTAGACAACACCTGTGCATGGCAGAATCTGCCCCACAGTCTGAGCGGCTGGCACGCTGCTGACGGAAGCGGCAATGGCAACAGAAGAACCATTGCGATCGAGTGCATCATGTCATCTGCGTATAATGTGACAGATAAGAAGTCTGAGGACAATTGTGCGAGACTTGCCGCAGCTTTGCTGAAGAAATACAATCTCGGCATCGATCATCTTTACACACATACCCATTGGCTCAATTTCAGAGAAGGAAAGTCGGGCAGTGTAGATTATCTCAATACAGCGAGAAACTCCTATAAGATGTGTCCTGCGTACATTCTGCCTCATTGGGCAGCTTTCAAAGCGAAGGTGCAGTCTTATCTCAATTCGGGTTCTACCCCGACAACCTCTGCACCTGCAACAAAACAGCTTTATCGAGTAAGAAAGTCATGGACTGATGCTAAGTCGCAGATTGGTGCTTTCTCTTCTCTTGAAAACGCAAAGAAAGCCTGCAAGACTGGATATGCTGTTTTTGACAGCTCCGGCAAGCAGGTGTATCCTGCAAAAAAGTCCGTTGATGAGATTGCCCGTGAAGTCATTCAGGGTAAGTGGTCAAATGGTGCGGAACGTAAGAAACGTCTGACGGATGCAGGGTATGATTATAATGAAGTACAGAAAAAAGTGAATCAGCTGATTTAATCTTATCCGCAGGTACTCTTTTATGAGTATCTGCGGATTTTTCTATTTTCAAAAAATATTCTGAGAAGTTGTCCAATATGAATGCTCTGAGTGGCTACCTTATAGAGGAGATAAAATCCTCAGAAAGCAGAGGTGAAAAGAATGGAACATAGTTTGAAAATCAGTGTTTCAAAAAAGCCTGAGAGAAATGGTGTAGCATCTATTCGCAATATGACTGTTCGTGAACGTCTTTTACAGAAGATTTTCGGGAGCAATCAGAAAATCACCATTATTGTTCCGGGTGATACGGTCAGAGAACTGGCAATAAAGGAGGTTCAGACAAATGGGAAAAATGAGTGAATTGGCAGAACAGCTTACAGAACTCAGACACTGTGGTGAGATTCTGATCGGAATTTCGGAAACATTGACAGAGATGTTTTCATCTCCGGCTCCGGTCAGAGAACCAATGCAGAAAACGCCCACTTTTGAAGAAGTGAGAGCAATTCTTGCAAAAAAATCAAGAGATGGGTATACGGAGGAAATCAAAGCGATCATTACTGAACTTGGTGCAGACAGATTGTCTGCTGTAAAACCGGAACAGTATGAGGAACTGCTCAAGAAGGTTGAGGTGCTTTGATATGGCTCATGCTTTATTATCAGCATCATCAAGCTGCAGGTGGCTGAATTGTCCTCCGTCTGCAGGGCTTTGTGCTGATGAAAAGGAAACCGTAAGCGATTATGCTTTACAGGGAACTGATGCACATACTCTTTGTGAGTATAAACTGAAAAAACTGCTTGGTATTGTATGTAAAGACCCCACAAACGATTTAAACTATTACGATTCAGAGATGGAATGTTGTGCTGAAGACTATGCATCATTCTGTTTTTCAGTTTGTGAGAAAGTGAAGAATACCTGCAAAGATCCAATTGTACTGATAGAACAGCGTCTGGATTTTTCGCAGTATGTTCCGGAGGGATTCGGAACGGGTGACTGCGTCATTGTAGGAGACGGAACACTCCATATCATTGATTACAAACATGGTAAAGGAGTAGAAGTTTCTTCTGACCACAATCCGCAGATGATGTGTTATGCTCTTGGAGCATTGATACTTTTTGACGGTATTTATGATATTACTGATATTTGTATGAGCATCTTTCAGCCACGAAGAGATAATATCAGTACATTTTCCATGAAAAAAGAAGAACTTTACAACTGGGCAAAGACGATCCTGTCGCCGACAGCAAAACTTGCATTTGATGGCAAAGGAGAATTTAAGGCAGGGGAACATTGTCGGTTTTGCAAAGTGAAAGCTGTTTGCAGAAAGCGTATGGAGTATAACATGGAACTGGCAAAATATGATTTTGAGATGCCTGCCATGCTGGAAAACGCTGAAATTGCATTCATCTTATCAAAAGCTGATGAACTTATATCATGGGTAACAGATGTAAAGGAATTTGCCCTTCAGCAAGCTGTCAGCGGAACACACTATACTGGATTTAAGGTCGTAGAGGGTCGATCCAATCGTAAATTTACCGATGAGGCTCTTGTATCTGAAATTGTTCAGAATGCAGGTTATGACCCTTACGAGAAAAAACTGCTTGGTATTACAGCTATGACATCTATGCTTGGCAAAAAGAAGTTTGATGAATTGCTTGGAAATCATGTGTATAAACCACATGGCAAGCCGACACTCGTATCTGAACAAGACAAAAGACCGTCATTCAGTACGGCAGATGAAGATTTCAAGGAGGAAAATTAATATGGCAAAATTCAAGAATCCGATGAAGGTAATCACAGGACCACAGACGAGATGGAGTTTCTGCAATGTCTGGGAGGCAAAATCAATCAACGGCGGTACGCCAAAGTACAGTGTCAGCCTTATCATTCCAAAGAGTGATACAGTAACGATTGAGAAAATCAATGCTGCTATTCAGGCGGCATATACGGAAGGCGAATCAAAGCTGAAGGGCAATGGAAGAAGTGTTCCGCCGCTTTCAAGCATCAAGACTCCTCTCCGTGACGGGGATATGGAAAGACCTGATGACGAGGCATACAAGAACAGCTACTTCATCAATGCAAATTCTGCAACAGCCCCTGGTATTGTAGATGCTGACAGAAATATCATTCTGGAACGCAGTGAAGTATACAGCGGTGTTTACGGCAGGGCATCTATCAATCTTTACGCATTCAATTCCAACGGAAATAAGGGGATTGCCTGCGGAATTAATAACCTTCAGAAAATCAAAGACGGAGAACCGCTTGGCGGTAAGTCCAGAGCAGAAGATGACTTTGCAACAGATGACGATGACGATTTCCTCAATTAAACATATATTTTAAATTATCGGTTGAGGACGGCGCAGATCTGCGCTGTCCTCTTTTTTGAAGGAGGTATATATTTGAAAACGTTGCATCTGGATCTGGAAACTTATTCAAGCACAGATCTATCGAAATGCGGTGTGTACAAATACGTTCAGGCTCAGGATTTTGAAATACTGCTTTTTGGATATTCGATAGACGATGGAGATGTTCGTGTCATTGATCTGGCACAAGGAGAGCGGATACCGAATGACATCGTAAAGGCTCTTTCAGATGAAAATATTATCAAGTGGGCATACAATGCTAATTTTGAGAGAATCTGTCTTTCTGAATATCTTCGCAGGTATTATGAAACGGATTTCATCAGTTATAGTGTAAATGAAGATACAGTCGGTGACTATTTGAATCCGAAAGGATGGAAATGTTCTATGGTATGGTCAGCATATATGGGGTTGCCGTTATCTCTTGCAGGAGTCGGTTCAATACTTGGGCTAGAAGAGCAGAAACTCTCGGAGGGGAAGGAGCTTATTCGTTATTTCTGTATGCCGTGTAAACCGACAAAATCAAACGGCGAAAGAACAAGAAATCTTCCTGAACATGATGATAATAAGTGGAGAGCATTTAAAAAATATAATAAGCGTGATGTTGAAGTAGAAATTGCTATTCAAAAAAAGCTTGCAAATTTTCCTGTCCCTGATTTCATATGGAATGAATACTGGTTGGATCAGGAAATCAACGACAGGGGAATCGCTGTAGATATGGATGTCGTTGGAAATGCCATTTTATTTGATGAACGGTCAAAATCATCACTTTCAGAAAAAATGAAAGAACTGACAGGTCTTGATAATCCGAATTCCGTACAGCAGATGAGAAATTGGCTTTTTGAACATGGACTGGAAATGGACAGCCTAGGAAAAAAGGAAGTGTCCGCTGTACTGAAAACAGCATCTGAGCCATTAAAAACAGTTCTCTCTCTTCGGCAACAGCTTGCAAAGTCATCTGTCAGAAAGTATCAGGCAATGATGAATGCTGTTTGTAATGATGGCAGAGTGCGTGGAATGTTTGTTTTTTATGGTGCAAATCGTTCAGGCAGGTGGTCCGGCAGGTTGGTGCAGCTGCAAAATCTTCCGCAAAATAAGATTTCTGATTTAGTTGAGGTCAGAGGACTTGTTCAGCAAGGCAATTATGAGGCGGTTCAGCTGCTTTATGATGATATACCGGATACGCTCTCACAGCTGATACGCACAGCATTTGTACCAAGAAAAGGTATGAAATTTATTGTTGCTGATTTCTCAGCAATTGAAGCAAGAGTGTTATCATACTTATCCGGTGAACAGTGGCGTACAGAAGTTTTTGCAAATGGCGGTGATATATATTGTGCATCGGCAAGTCAGATGTTCGGAGTTCCGGTTGAAAAACACGGTGTTAACGGGCATTTAAGACAGAAAGGAAAAATTGCGGAACTTGCTCTCGGTTATGGTGGCTCTGTCGGAGCATTGAAATCAATGGGTGCATTAGATATGGGACTTACTGAAGATGAATTGAAACCGCTTGTTGATATGTGGCGAAATGCAAATCCGAATATCGTGAAGTTCTGGTGGAAGGTCGACCGTGCTGTAAAAGATGCAGTCAGGGAGCACGTCCCATCAAAAGTGGGACTGCTGGAATTTTATTATAGGAGCGGTATGCTGTTCATTGGTTTGCCAAGTGGGAGAAAGCTTACTTATGTCAAGCCGAGAATGGGCGTTAATCAGTTTGGTGGTGAATCTGTGACGTATGAAGGTGTAGGTGCAACAAAGAAATGGGAACGGATTGAAAGCTACGGTCCAAAGTTTGTGGAAAATCTTGTTCAGGGAATCAGCAGAGATATTCTGATGTATGCAATGCAGACGCTTTCACATTGCTTTATATGTTCACACATTCACGATGAACTGATTATTGAGTGCAATGAAAAAGTGTCACTTTCTGCTGTCTGCGAACAGATGAGCAGAACACCTCCATGGGTTAAAGGGTTATTACTCCGTGCTGATGGATATGAGTGTGATTTTTATAAAAAAGATTGAATATGTCCAATTTCACCTTCTGCAATGGCTACATTGTAGGAGGTGTTTTTTTATGGATAATAAGACCATTACTGCAATAACAGACATGGAATCTCTTTCAGTTGTAAATGAAACCAATATCACAGATGAGCAGTTAAAACAGGACTGCTGTTATCATATGGCACAGAAAATACTGAAATCAATGCTTGAAAAAGGACTTGTTTCTGCGGATGAATTCAACAAAATTACGATGAAAAACCGAGAAATTTTCTCGCCCTATCTGGCAGATATAATGCCCTGAATGACTTGCTATTTGCTCAGTTTTATGGGAATATGTTTATGCCGAAAGTGAGGTTGAGTTGATGAAACGAATAACAAAAATCGAGGAAAAGAAACTTGAAGTCAGAAAAATCCGTGTTGCAGCATATTGCCGTGTATCCACTGCAAGTGAAGAACAGCTTATCAGCCTTGATGCACAGAAAGCTCATTATGAAGAATACATCAAAGCAAATGATAGCTGGGAATATGCAGGACTTTACTATGATGAGGGAGTATCAGGGACTAAGAAAGAACATCGTGATGGTCTGCTGAAACTGATAGCAGACTGTGAAAAGGGTTTGATAGATATGATCATCACAAAATCTATCAGCCGTTTCAGCAGAAATACTACTGATTGTCTGGAGTTGGTAAGAAAGCTGATTGATCTGAACGTTATGGTTTTCTTTGAGAAAGAAAATCTGAATACAGGTCAGATGGAAAGTGAGCTGATGCTTTCCATTTTAAGTGGTCTTGCTGAAAATGAATCTGTTTCCATTTCTGAAAATAATAAATGGTCCATACAGAAACGTTTTCAGAATGGAACATTTATTATAGGGTATCCGCCGTATGGATACAAAAATGAAAATGGTGAGATGATTATTATACCGGAGCAGGCGGAGATCGTAAGGAAAATATTTGCAGATACGCTTTTAGGCAAAAGCAGTCACACGATTGCAAAAGAACTGAATGAGCAGGGGGCAGTAAGCAAAAGAGGTGGGAAATGGACTTCCGGAACGATTGTTTCAATTCTTCACAATGAAAAATATACAGGAGATGCCATTTTTCAGAAAACATATACGGACAGCAGGTTTAACAGACACGTCAATCATGGCGAGTGTGACCGCTATCTGTTTCAGGGACATCATGAGGCAATCATAAGTCACGAGATCTATGAAAAAGCTAATGAAGTAATGAATCAGCGTGGCAGGGAAAAAGGCAATGGAGAAAACACACAGCGTTATCAGAACAGGTATGGTTTTTCAGGAAAAATACGATGCGGTGAATGTGGCGGTGTATTGAAACGCAGGATTCACTATAAGCCGAGCGGAGATTATGCAGCATGGAGCTGCAAAAATCATATCGAAAATAAAAATGCCTGCTCTATGAAATACGTTACAGATGATGCTTTGAAAACAGCCTTTCTTACGATGATGAATAAGCTTATATTTGCCTGTAGGAAAATGCTGATTCCTCTGCTCCGCAACTTGCAGGGGTATCATGATAAAGGATATTTATTGCAGATACAGGAATATGAAATGAAACTGGAGAAGAACATTGAGAAAAGGCAGGTGTTGATGAGTCTGGTGTCAGGCGGATTGCTTGAATCTGCACTTTTTAACAAAGAAAATAATGCTTTGATTCTGGAAGAACAACGCTTATGGGAAGAAAAGAACAAGGTGATATATTCGGTCAGTGGTGACAGAAACAAAGTGGAAACTTTGCAAAAACTAATTAAATGCATATCAGGCAGAGAATTTCTTACGGAATATGACGATGAATTGTTTATTGCTCACGTTGACCATATAACAGTGGTTTCAAGAACTGAAGTCATATTTTCTTTAAAATGCGGTTTAAATCTGAAAGAAAGGCTGAGGGAACAATAATGCTGTATGGATATATGATGATTGATGGGAAAGTGATTATTGATGAGGATCAGGCTGAAAAAGTCAGAAGGTTCTTTGAATGCTATATTTCCGGACAGGCTTTGAAAGCTGCATCTGAAAATGCAGGATTGAATATTTTTCACGGCAGTGCAGGGAGAATGCTGAGAAACAGGCATTATCTTGGAGATGACCACTATCCTGCAATTATTACAGAGGAGGATTTTGATAAGGCAGAAGAGATCAGAATGGCAAGAGCCAATGCATTAGGGAGAATAAAGGAACATAAGCAGGTTCAGAAACTTAAAGTGCCTGTACAGTTTTATTTGAAACCTGTCACGATGAAATATTCTGATCCTTTTGAACAGGCAGAATATATTTACAGTCTGATAGAAAGTGAGATATATGAAGATGAATAAAAGCATAACAGTAATTCCTGCACGAAAACGGGTAGGGAACACAATAAGCAGGGAAGAAAAGCCAAAACTGAGGGTTGCGGCATATTGTCGTGTCAGTACAGACAGTGATGAGCAGGCAACCAGTTATGAAACACAGATGGAACATTACACAAGCTATATACAAAGAAATCCTGAATGGGAGTTTGCAGGGATTTTTGCCGATGATGGGATTTCAGGCACGAACACCAAAAAGCGTGAAGAATTTAACAGAATGATCGAAGAATGTATGGCAGGTCATATTGATATGATTATCACAAAATCCATCAGCCGATTTGCAAGAAACACACTGGATTGTCTGAAATATATCCGTTTGCTGAAAGAAAAGAACATTCCGGTATTTTTTGAAAAGGAAAATATCAATACCATGGATTCCAAAGGAGAGGTGCTTCTCACCATTATGGCATCACTGGCACAACAGGAATCGGAATCATTGAGTAAGAATGTCAAACTGGGATTGCAGTTTCGTTATCAGAATGGTGAAGTGCAGGTCAATCATAATCGTTTTATGGGGTATACAAAAGATGAAAACGGGCATTTGATTATTGTTCCATCTGAAGCAGAAGTCATTAAACGTATCTATCTGGAATATCTGCAAGGTGCGAGTCTGAAACAAATCGGAGAAAGTCTGGAAGCAGACGGTATTCTGACAGCTGCGGGTAAAGCAAAATGGCGTCCGGAAACGATAAAGAAGATTCTTAAAAATGAAAAGTATATCGGTGATGCACTTTTACAGAAGACCTATACAATCGATGTACTTACAAAAAAGCGTGTTGAGAATCATGGTATCGTTCCGAAATACTATGTTGAGAATGATCACGAGCCAATAATTCCACGAAATCTTTATATGCAGGTTCAGGAAGAAATGCTAAGACGGGCAAATATGCGCAGCGGTGAGAAAATGAAGAAAAGAGTTTACAGCAGCAAGTATGCTCTTTCCAGTATTGTTTATTGTTCAAAATGCGGGGATATTTACAGAAGAATTGCTTGGAATAACCGAGGAAAACATTCTGTTGTATGGCGCTGCGTAAGTCGGGTGGAACGTGGCCCTGATTGCTGTGATGCAAGAACGGTAAAAGAAGAGGAACTGCAAAACGTGGTAGTAAAAGCAATCAATCAGATAATTGGTGACAGAACTGAAATGTTCGACGTTCTGGAAGAAAACATCAGGACTGTAATTGTGTTGGAAGATGAAACCTCCACAGAGAGCCTTGACGCAAGACTTGAGGAATTGCAGAGAGAACTTCTAAAACGAGCCAATGCCAAGCAAAATTATGATGATGTTGCTGATGAAATAGACCATTTGCGTGAAATGAAGCAAGTAGCACTGACAGAAAATGCAGAACAGGAAGGCTTGAAACAGCGTATTGCTGAAATGAAACAGTTTCTGAAAGAACAGACAGAGCAGATCGAAGAATATGATGAATCTCTGGTCAGAAGAATGATAGGAAAAATAACGGTATACGAGGACAAATTCACAGTCAAATTTAAATCGGGTACAAGTGTTGATATAGTTATGTAAGCTTAAGCACCTTGCAGAAATGTGAGGTGCTTTTTTATTGGAAAATTCACTTAAAACGTATTGAAATCTGTGAAAATCCATGGTATAATTATGCATATGAAACAGAGTGAGAAAGTAAGTTGATTAATAGCTTGTTGATTTTTGTTTTGTGCATATTGCTAATTACATACATTTTGAATTGTATATTATGTAGATTTTCAGCATAGAGCCTTGAATTTTATTGTGTATTATGATACAATACTCATATATAAAGACTTAGAATGTGATATGATATACTTGTAAAATTTCTGGGATTGGGGGGATTATATGAATTGGGTAGGACCAGATGGTAATATTACTAGTGATAATGATATTTCTGCTTTCGATGTTATTTTAAAAATTTCAAATATAATGCTGATTTTAACTCTAATTGTGCTAGCACTTTTATATTATATTTTTTATTTTAAAAGCAATGTATCAGATTTAATTCATATAGTATATCGCTTATTCGATACAGGAGAAGGTTCTTTATATAGATGTTATAATGTATCTGTTATTTCAGATAATTTAAAAGAAATGTATAGCATAATAGAAAATTTTATCGATAATGTTAAGCGATATTAAATTTGAAAATAAGGAGGGATATAAGTGCCAAGTATGATATTTTTTATTTCAAAAGTTTTCTTTATTTTATCATGCGGTATACAAATAACCCTGATCGTTTACTTGACATTTAAAATTGTAAACCAGCAGAGCGGATGGATTGAAAATGCTAGAAAGCTTTACGCTTCTCAAAAAAGATTTGAAATAGTTTTTCATCTGTTATTTGCTTTTTTAATTTTGATCTCGGTTCGAAATTTTAGTATTAACGGAAAAAGTTGTTTTTTTCTTTTGTCTAGATGGTATAGAGTTGGCTTTATATTTGGTCTTGTGGCTTTGTTTGGCTATATAGTAATAAAGATACTTAGTATAATATATAAGACTAAAAATTATTATGAGCCAAAAATAACCTTTTTTTTGAATAGTGCAATATCACAGATTTCATTGTTAATTATAGTTAATTTATTTATGTCAAAAGTCGTTTATCCAAATTAATTGGGGGGTGTTAAAATGAAATATCAAATTAAGTTACCTGTTTCAGGTAGACCGATTGAAGAAACGATAATTGATTCTCCTATTGGCTACAAGAATCGTGAAATAGAAATATATTTACCACCAAATTATTGCTGTTTAAAAGATAGATACAAAGTTTGTTTTATTACTAACTCTGGAAAATATGTATATGGGCCATTTGGCAATGGCGATATATTTGATTTTTCAAAAATTTCCGATAAAAAAATTAAAGTCAAAGCGATATTGAATAAGGAGTATAATATACAAATTAGAGACCGTATTGATACTGTTATCAACGCAAATGGAGAATTGTCTCCTTTTGAAATTACATATGATTATACTGGTTTAATTGATATAGATGCTTGTAAGTTTGCAATGAGCACATGTGCTTTTTCCGATGAACAGTCATTAATAAAAAGAGCCTCATTAATAATGGAACAAGTGCTGAGAGCTGTAATTACTCAAATTGTAAGTCAAAATCAATCAAGTGCGGGTGGCGTTTCAAGTCAATTACTCTATAATCTTGAAACAGTTGTAGCTTGTGCAGTAAGTAATACGTTTAATGAAGCGTGTAATAATTACTTGATCTGGTGCAGACCAGTGGGATGCCTTAAACTTCAAAATACCAATATGGTGCAAATCCTAGATAAAATGAATATTCCTATTCAGATTGAACGTATAAGGCAGCAACAGTTATTTGATTCTAATTTAAAAATCAAAGAAATAACTGCTAAAAGTATATATACACTAGAAACAGAAAAGATTAGGGCAATTTCACAAATTGGAATGACAGGGGCACATTCTGTAAGCGACTTGCTACGATTGCTTTAA